GTCGGTGATGCCTTGCTACGATCCGCCAGCGACTCCGGATGAAATCGCGCGCTGGCGCAGTCAGGACGACAAGAGTTGGTACGATCTTACGCCGCGTCGTGACATCGAGCAGTGGCTGTGCGACGCCTTGCGCGGGAATCCTCCACATCCGGATTGCCTGCGATGGTGGGACCTCCATAAGAGGTTCCACGATGCCCAGATGCGCTCATAGCGGAAAAGCTCAGGTCTCGTAAAGCGCAATGAACACATCGCACACGGCGCGTATCGACATCTTGTACGCCTTCGCCACCCTCGGGATGTCGCGAGCTTTGATTATTAGACCCCCGGTCTCAAGCTTCGAGAGTTCTTGCTGCGTCAGCCGGAGAAGCTTCGCCGCCTGGGCCTGAGTCAGCCCAGCCTGCTGCCGGCAGGCGCGTATAGCGGTACTCCAGGCCATATCGGCCTTCGTTTTGAACGGCAATCGATGCTCCCTCGCGGAGCATCAATGCTCTCAAGTGACGTAGGTCACGCAGAAATCAGGTGTAGGCTACATCTGGTTTGGAGTATCGTAATTGAAGCCCTGACGACATTACTGGGGGATGCCTTTACCCCAGATAGGAACTGGAGAGCGCCGGAATGCTCATTCTTACGCGCCGCACAGGCGAGACAGTGATGATCGGGAACGAAGTAACCATGACGGTATTGGGAGTCCAAGGGAATCAGGTCAGAATGGCCTTTAACGCTCCCAAGGTCATACCGATTCACCGCGAAGAAATTTACGAGCGGATCAAGCGGGAACTGCAAGAGGATTCGGACGGCAACGTCGCTGTCCCATCAGGAGCAGAGTTCCGTCGCTGAATCGAGCCGCCTGCCTATCCATCGGGCCTGCTCTCGGTCATGAGAGTCTTTTGGGGGCGGGCGGCTCGTCAGCTCTTCGCGATCTCTGCAAGCGTGTCGTCCTTCTCCTTCGAGCCCTTGGAGCTTCCGAAGTAGTACGACAGCGCCGACCTGCTCTCGGCGACTAGGTATCCGATCAGTGTTCCGGCGAGAGCTGAATCTACTTTCGTGTAGCCGGCAAGGGTTGCCGCGATGCATGCTCCAGTGAAGCCTATGACGAGGTAAGCGAGATTCCGCGGCGTGGAGTCGCGCACAGCGATCTCGCGCGCTCGAGCGTTGGCGATGTCCTGAAATACGAGTTGCTCCTCGGAGATTCCAAGCTCGCGCATACGGACCGTGAAGTCTTGCTCTGCTTTCTTGAGGGCCAGCAACGTGTCCGGGTTAGCTGCGAGCAGCGCATTCTCTGCGGCCTTTACGTCGTCGGACGGCGTCCCAAGCGCCGCACTGATTGCTGTTGCGGCCAGAGTTCCGAATGGTCCGCCGACCGCGGTTGCAAGCGTAGGGGCGACTGTCTTCAGAACCTGAAGCGCTTTCTGGCCGAAGTTCATTGCCATATTCCCGTGCTCAGCATATTCATCTGTCGCTGTGCTCGAATTGGTGTTTGCTTGGCCCAGAGACTATCAAGTCCATGTGCGGCGGCCGCGGCGTATTCTCCGCGTTCCAGCGCGCTTCTAAAGTACGGCCAGCCTGCCAGGTCGCCGAGTTGGAAGCACATGCTCACGAGCACGGCCTGCCGAACGTCATTGCACGAATCGAAGCCGACAAGCGCCGCCGCGCGCCGTCGCGCAAGCGCCATATCGTGCTCGAGTTGAACATCGATCGCCTCATCGCAGAGCCCTCCGCCTTTGCGCGCATCGACTAGGCAGCCAACTCCGATCGTCCAGAATCCTTCGCTGTCCTTGTAGACGTGCGCAATCCTTCCCTCCTCTTCGGAGACAAGCTGATGCGCCAAGTCGTGCGTCACTGGCTGCACGGTGGCTCTGGATATCGCTGATTCGCGATCCGCTCGTATTCACCCTGAAGCGCGTCGATATACCGTGTGAGCGAGTCGCGGATGGCGGGGTCTGTCGCCCGACACCGGATGAGCGCCTGCTCTCGGATCTCGCGGCCGAGCGTTACGCGTGCCGAGGCTTCGATGGTCTGTCGGATGTTGTTGACCTCTTCGGCCTTCGCAAATCCGGCGAGACCGATAGCGGTGAGCCAGCCACAGGCCCATGCGATATGGATGCTCACGAGTAGCACCCATAGAATGCGGATAACGAGCGCCTGCTGGCGCTTGCTGAGTTGGAATCCAAGCGCGAGAGTTGAGAATGCGCCAGTCGCATCCGGTATCTCATCGTGTTCGCTCACTGTATCCTCGGGTCATGCGACGATCTTTTTCAGTTGGCAGGCAAAATCGCACCTGATTGCGCGCGGATCACCCGGCAGCAGCCCGCGAATATCTTCTGGCTTCAGCTTCCACCCCAACCAGAAACGCCATCGCCGCGTCTCGTATCTGAAGCACGAGTACGCGCCCATCCATGCGTAGTAGTAGCCGCCGTCTCCCTTGGCGGGTTCATGATCGAGACCAATGAATCGAACGCGCTTTGGATTGATCTTCGGGTTCAAGATCGGCACGAATCGCAAGTTGTCGACGGGATTGCGACGGGCAGCCCAGATCCATATGCGTTTCTGAGTGCTATATCCGGCGGTCTCTTTCGCCCACCGATCCTGAGCGGGGTCCCCTCCGCGCAAGCCATCGACGCCGTCCTCGGAATTGTTCCAAAGCCAGAACAGCCACGGCGTCCGCCACTGCAACACCATGCGGTTGAAGCGCGGTGAGTGACGCGCCTCACACCAGCCGGCGTGAGCCAGCGCATAAACGAGTGGTAGGCCAATTACTGCCAACGGGATGAAGATGACCAGACGCAGTGCCCACGTCGGAAGTGAGATGCATGCGATACGGATGGCCGTTCGCATTCAGATACCCTCCGGCGTATAGTCAAATGCAGGAGGGAAACCGTGCGTTACATAACAATAGGGCTCGCGCTGCTCCTTGTGGCGTGCGAGCAAGAAAAACGCGTTCAGATTCCAGAGAGAGCCGCCGCAGAGGCGAAGCACGACGGAGCCATTCCGTGGGTTCCGTGCCCTGACAATGTGCCCCGCATCTGCTGCAAAGACAAACGCGCGTGCATGTAGGGACGTATGAGATACACGCTTTGCCTCGCGTTCTTCCTTGCTGGCTGCATGTCGAATCAGCGAATCGAGACATTGACTCCGCAGCAGCGTGAGGCCGTTCTGCATGTGCAGATTCTTGAGAAACCCCCGTCTGGCGAGTACGACTCGCTTGGTGTAGTCAGCGGCTTGTCGTGCAACCGAAACAAGTTTCAGGCGCCGAAGATCTCGGAAGATGAAGCGATGCAGGGTCTGCGAATCGAAGCGACAAAGCGCGGCGCCACTGCCGTGATGAATACCTTCTGCCAAACGAACTCCGACACGGATTGGCGCAACAACTGTTGGGCTTCCGTGAAGTGTGTCGGAGACGCGATCAAGGTTCATTGAGCCGCCCTGCGGCGTGCCGCGTCGAGCATTGCCTGAACCTGCGGGCTCGCCGTCTGTAGCCTGCCAAGACCAGCGCCCGGCGCAATTGCCTCACGGGCTGCGCGATTGCGCGTCATAGCCTGGATGGCTTTGCGACCCAGAGTCCCGACAGGAAGTCCTCCCGCCTTGGCATTTACCGCATGCTCCGCAAGCCTCGCACCGTAGTCCGCGGCCTGTGCGACTGCGGTGTTGCTGTTGTTGACGAACGACCCTTTTGGTTGCGCGGTCGTATAGCGGGCCACGTTTCCGAGCTTATCGAGTTGCTCAATGTTCTGAGGTGGCAGCAATGATTGAAGTTTCGGAGACAGCGACTGTAGTCCCTTATTGAAACCTGCCGCCGCGAAGTTACCCTCGTAGTTTGGATTGAGGCGCGCTGCGTCTCGCAGATGATCGAGCGCGGCCACTCCCATCGTCTGCACAGCGCGCTCATCTGTCCCGAGGTTCTGCCTCATGAGCGCAACATCGTCACGCGGCGCATTGATGACGAATCGCTGAACGAAACGATCGGGCGGAACCGATTCAGTCACGGCCGCCTTGTACGCCGGATCTGCCTCAAGCGCCTGGAATTGAGTTCGCGCCGCGGCGCGCGCGGCGTCTGCGTAAGGCTTCAGTTGCGCGGCTGCCGGCCCGAGTGGCAGTTGCTCCATCGCGTCACGGATGACGCCTGCGGCTGCTTTCTCATTCCCATCGGCTGCGATCGATCGTTGTATGCGCGCGAGGTTCGTACGTAATGACTCGAAATTCTCGAATGTCATCGAGCCGCTGTCTGCAAGGCGCTGGAGCGTGGACATGATCGCCTTCGGCGCATGGTCAAAAAGTAGACCTCGGTGCAGTTCAGCAGAGGCATTCGAAAGGAGGGCTTTCGCGTCGACGGGGAAGCTTCCGCCTGCAGCATTGCGCAGCCTGTCGTATTGCTCCGAGATGGCGCGCTGCGCCGCGTCGTTCTTCGCTCGATACGCAGCGATCAGCGTGTCACCGTGCTCGGTTGGATTGGTCGAAAATACGTCCGGCCCGACCTCATCCCGGATCGCTTGCACATTCTGACCGAGCCGCTTGTTTGTATCATTCATGTGCTCGACCATCGTTTTGCTCGAGCCGCGCATGTTCATCTCATGGGAGATGATCTCCGGGTCTTGCGTCGCCCACCCTTCGGTGAGCCGCACGGGAACTGGCAGCGTATCCGCCTCGACGTGGCGCGCGAGCACCTCGGGATTGATCGCGCCTCCCGTGCGCTGCGCTGTCTGCGAGATGGCCTGACGGAGTTCAGGGCTCACATTCGTGAGACTCGGCGCAGCCGCGGCTGCGCCCATGTTCCCCTGTGACTGCGCGCTCATCCGCGCGAGCACTTCCTCTGCAGTAGGCGGCGGCGCGCGCATCTCGCGGAGCTTTGCTGGCAGGTTGCGCGCGGCGGCAAATGCTGCCTGCCCCGCTTCGGCGGCGGGCCTTGCGAGTTGAGCCGCAGGGACTACCCCCATAGCAGCCTGAAAGGCCGCAGGCGCCTCGCGCATATAGGTCTCAGCGACGGGACTCGCCCGCCCGACAGCCGTCGCCGCGCGATCTGCAGCATTTACGACTGGCGCAAGGACAGGGCGCGCGAGATCAGCCGCAGCCTGGCCGCCAGCCTTGGCGCTGTCGCTCACCGGCTGGTAGGTGAGGTAGTTCTGCACTTGGTTCTGCACGGACGCAGGATTGACGTCGGCGCCGAGCGCTTTGCCGATGGCCGCGCCTCCATACGCAACGCCCGCAGGTATGGACGCGAGTGCTCCAGAGCCGAGTTTCAGCAGCATTTCGGCGCCGCCGACGGGCGCCATGGCGATCTGACGCGCGAAAGATGGCGATTGCTGGGAGAGCGCGGCTTGCGGAGGATTCAGTGCCGCGGTATGCGCGGCGTCAAAGTCGCGCAATGCCTGCATGGCTGTGTCGCGCGCGGGCCCACTGATCTGCCCAGACTGAATCAGCCGGGCAACCGAGCGAGCCTCATCAGCGCTTTCGATCTGAGGCATTAGCCGCCCCACTTTTTCAGGAGCGCGGCATCATCCGTTACTGGCGCCGGATGATTCTCATAGGCGCTCGCTTTCGTCGACGCCCGCGCGGCCTGCCCCGCCGCTTGACCCTCTGTAACGATCATGTCGAGCGCGGCGTTGAAAGCTTCCGGACTGTCGGCGGTGGATAGAATCGCGCGGTTGTGTTCGCGCTTCGCTTGGTCCGTCCCACCACGCGCCGCGAGCATGTCGTAGGCGTTCAGGATGCTCTGCGTGGCGACGTAAAGACGCTTCAGATCCGGATCGGAGATATTCGACTCGCCCATCTGTTTGAGCTTGTTCCACGGCACAAAGCTTCCGCGGTCGACGAGGGCTGAAGCATCGCGCGCGATGGGCACGAACGCCTGCAACTCGTTGTTGGCCACCTCGACTTTCCCGACGATCGAAGCCGCGGTCTGCGTAGCCTTCGTGACCGACTTGTAGTCGATGGCGTTCGAAGAGAGCAGGTGAGCGATATCGTCAGGCGCGAGCCCGTCGTATTTGCGCAGAAGGCCCTTCATCAGCGAGAGCTGCTGCTCTTTTGAACGGAACCCAGCCGGCAGCGAGAATCCCGCCGCGCTGATGGCAGCCTGCAGGTCCTGCACCTTGGGATCGTCAAACCCTGAGCCCGCCTTCGCTCCGCTCGCTTTCTTCCAATCCTCGAACGTGCCCTTGTAACCCTGAGAGCGCGCGAAGTTGTACCCCTGTATCTCCGCGGGCGCTTCCGTCGGCTTCTCGTACGGCGTCGCCCCGATCGCCTGCGTTTCCGGAACGAGGATCGGCTTGCCGTTCGGCCCCATCACCGCCTTGAGATTGAGGTCGCGCGCGGTGGTCGGAGCTGCATCGAGTTGGCCGAACTGACCAAGCTGCTGCGCAAATTGCTGGTACTGCTCGGGCGTAACAGGCTGCTGCGTGATGGCGCCGTTCTGTGCGACTTGCTGCGGCTGGGGAAGCGAAACGCCAGACGCGCGCAGCATGTCCCGGAAAGCGGGATCGTTCTGCACGGCTGAGAGGTACGCGCCTGGATTCTGTGCATACGCCGGGCTCTGCATGCCGGCAACGACCCGTTGCGCGGTGACGGCCGCGCTCTGCCGATCCTGACGCTCCTGAGTCTTTGCCTGACGATCGCGATCCTGCTGCTCGTAATCGGCTTGGCGCTTCAGCAGCGTGTGCTTGAAAGCCGTATCCATCGCCTGCTGTGCACCGCCCTGCGCGCTTTGAAACGCAGACTGAAGGCCGTGCCCGAGGCCCTGCCGATCATCGCGGGCGGCCATGAGGCCGAGACTGAATTGCAGCATCGCCTGGCGCTGAATGGCCTGCGCCGCGGCCGGATCAACGAGCGGCGGCGCAGTGCCTGCTGGTGACGTGTTGGCGCCACCTGGAACGGACATGCCAGGATCGATCGGGAAAAGCTGCTGCCCGAACGTCCCGAGACCATTTTGCAGGAACTGCGGGAACGCCATTAGCGGATCGCTCCATAGTGCACGCGATCGAAGCCCGAGATGTCACGCGTGACCGCGTGCGGGAATTTCTCCGCTACCTCGTCCGCCATGACACCGATCTGGAAGCGCGAGTCGCCTTTGAACCGATAGCGATACACGGCCAGACCGCTCTCGAGTTCGCCGACACGCGCGATGTCGGTCTTCAGGCGCCGATCCGAGAAATACCCATAGGCGCCGCCAAGCACGCCGCCGATTGCCGTGCCCCACGGGCCGAACATACTGCCCATCTGCGCCCCGGCAAGAGCGCCGCCCGCGGCGCCCGCCGCCTTCTGCCCCCCGCTTGGGTTGTAGCCACTCGATTGGGTTCCACCGAGGCCGCCAAAGCCATTCACCGTCCCAGCATAGTTCTGCAGATTCTGCTGCGGCAGGTTCTGGTAGTAGTTATAGCGATTGATCTGATCTTGCAGCGCCTGATTCTGGAAGTTCGCGCCCCAGTCGCCCACTTGGCTTGCGAGCTGTCCGGGAATTGATCCGGCTTGCACGAGGCCAGGGAACATTGAGACGCCGCGCAATTGCGCATCTGCTGCGCCGGAAGCGAGATTGCTGGCCAGCCCACCGAGGCCCAGCGCATTCTGCTGTGAAGAGAGGCCGCCTTGGGAGACCAATTGCGCCGCATTCTCCTGCGCCGACTTCGCCCGGTTGAACTCGCCGAGATACGCCTGCTGCGCGTTCAGATTCTGATTGTTCGTCAGATTCGTGAGCGTGCTGTTGAGCGTCTTGATCGAGCCCGAGGGATTCCCCAGGAACGATGCCCGCTGATTCAGCTGCGGGATGACATCGTTATAGAGCTGGTTGAACTGCTGCTGATTCGCCGCCCCTACGGCGCCCTGAACGGCCGAGTAGTCCGGTGTCCCAGAGAGCGCGCCCGAAATAGCACTGCGCGCATCGAGGCCGCCAGCCGTGCCAAAGGGATTCGAGAAGCTTTGCGAGAGCGCGCCGCTCGAGATCGGTGAGAGCGTGTTCGCCATCGAGCCGAGCGAGGTATTGCCAGCGAGATTGGACGCGAGCGCATCGGTCGCCTGTCCGAACTTCGGCGCATTTTGGCCGCCAAACACTTGATCGGCGTAGTTCAACTGCGTGTCCCAGCCGCCGATCTGGCCTGCGGTAGGACCCACGAACGTTTGGCCGGGATAGTAGGAAGGGCCGCCGCCCCTATAAAGCTGCTGTGCCTGCCCCATCACGTCCTGAAGATAGGGCTGCGCCCCACTCCACGGATCGCTCTTCTGGACCGTTGTCCCGCCGCCGCCTGACATCAGCCAGTCCCCCCGCTAATCGGCTGCAAGCCCCACTGACCGCCAGGGAAGCCGAGGCCACCACCGCCGTTCATGATCGGCATGGGCGCCGGTTGCCCCATTTGCCCGTTCTGATCGAACCATGGCATGCCGTAGTTCGGCTGCATGAGCGGCGAGAGCACATTGCCAAGCGTCCGATTACGGATAAACGGCATTCCCCGCGGGTTGAATGCGGAGTAGTTGACCGGATTCGGAAGAAAAGCCGGGATCTGCGACGCCTGCAGTTGAGGCATCTGCACAGGCGGCTGATTGAGCGCAGGAATCTGCGGCGTGAAATTCGGGACTACTGCACCACCGCTTCCGTTTGGGAGGGCAGAATAGCCATCGGCTGGAACTTGCGGGATGTACATAACACGTCCTTCCACGCGCAGATAATGGGTTGCACATGCCACCCACGACGCGCGAGGTATTTGCTCCATCCCGGCCGACCGAGCATCCCGAGGCTATCAAGAGAGTTTTCTCGACACCACTGAAGGAGAAACGACTCGACCTCATCGGAGAAACGCTCGAGTGAGCCGATCTCACCACCAAGAGCGAGGACATTCCCGATGCGCTTCTTGGGGTACTGCTGGATGTCGAGCGCGATGACTCCTGCGATTCGATCGCCATCGAGCACCGCGATGATGTAGGCCCGCCCGTTGAATGCGAGCCACTGCAGACCCTCCAGATCGAGGAAGGGATGGCGCCTCAGTGCCCGTTCGAGGTGCGGTCCCAAACTGCTCCAGAGGCGCGGCAGAAGGGGTAGCGGTATCTCACGAATCATGTCTTCGATATCCCCCGCCAACGCGATGCATATGGATCGCGCCATAAAATGGCCGCGGCGTTCTTAGAAAGCTGATAGTCGGTCACGAGCGCGAACCGGTTACTCGCGCTCGACTCGGCCGCCTCGCTCTTGAGAGCCGCCACTCCGGTACCTACGTTGATGAACACGAGTTCTCGCATCGGCGAGAGCACGCCGCGCTGCAAGCCGGTAAACGTCTGCGTGACCGAGGTCGACACGAGCAGGAGGTTGCCGTCCACTTTCCAGTTGGCCGAGGACCCATTCGACACGGACAGGGACAGCGATGTTACGGGCAACGTGCGATAGAAGACGCTGTCGGCCTGGTCTGCAAGGTCCTCGCTGAGGCGACGAAGCTCTCTCTGCAGGTACTCGGGTACTTGCTTTATATCGAACGGCGGCGGCGATGGCGTGTAGCTCATCGATAGCCGTCGTGCACGAACTCTAGGTCATAGCCCGCGAGCTTCACTGTGTTCGCTCCGGCGTACTGCATCTTCAGCGTGATCCATCGTCCCGACACGCGGCAGTCGATCTTGTAATCGGTGCCGATCGTATAGTTGAAAGGACCGCTGAACGTGGTTGTTCCGTCGGGGCTTGACTTGCTTCCGACATAGATCGCGACGGTATCCCCTGCCGTGCCGAGCACCTTGGGGTACACGCGTTGAATGCGTTTGATGCTGTTGAGGTCGCGCGTGAGCCCGATGTTCGAGCGCGTCGCGTAGCACGTCATCGTCGTGCCGTTGAACGTCTCGCCGCTCTCGGCCTGATACGCCGCCTTCGCCGTGCCCGCAAAGAGCACGAGCCGATTGTTAAACGGCGTGAAGGTCGATTCGTCGAACGTTGTCGTGAGCGAGTCGAACGAGCCTGTCTGACCGTCGAACGTCAACTCGGAACCGATGACGATGCCCGGCGCTGCATGCGCCATGTCCGCCCCGAGTTCGCGCACGAACCATGCGTTATTGGCCCAGTCCCAGCACAGCGCAAGGTTCGGAAAATCGTGGCCGGTCTCGCAGAAGCCGATCCACATCGTTTGATTCTTGAAGTCCGGCGCGACCCATGTGCGCTGATAGCGCGAGGCGTTGAGCGTCGAAAAGAACCACCGTTTCACGCGCTTGTCGGCGATCGACTGAACGTTTGCGCCGTCGTGCAAGATGATGTCGTCGCTCGTGATTACAAAGTGCTGAGCACCGAACGCACGCGCGCAATTCTCGGCGAGCAGTCCCGCTTGACTGAAGAGCTGCCGGAACGCAAACGAATCGTTCGTCTGGATTGGCTGCATCAAGTAGGTCGAAAACTGCTTATAGACGATGTTCACATCGCGCATCGGTAAGCAATCGACGAGATAGTCTTCCGTCTCGCCGAGTTCGGTGCGACCCGCAAAGTTTGTGGGGTCCGTGTAGTCCCACGAGCCCGGCAGCGCGCCGACGCCTGCGATGTCGGACCAACGCAAGACGCGCGGGTTGTAGGTTCCACTTTCCGTCAGGCGTAACGCAATGAGCTGATCGCGGAATGGACGGATCACCTTGCAGAAGGTCGATGCCGGCCAGTTTGCAAGCTGCTGCACGGTATTCGAGAGAGAGGGTTGCCAGCTTGCAGGCGGCAGCACTGCGTCGTTGACGATCTGGTAACCGTGGAACTGGCCCCCGGTGTAACCGAGGTCAGGCCCCGCGTTGTAGCTCGCCGAAGAGACATTCGCGTGCGTCGTGCCGTCGGTGGCATAGAGCACCGCTTCGTTGCCGTACAGCCAATAAGAGGTAATGCCGTCACCGATGGATGCGGCCCACATCGGCGTTACAGAGAGCGAGCCGAAGACCGCCGATTGTCCCTTGCACTTCTCAACGGCCGCGTCTCGGTAGCGGAAGTTGCGAGAATCCGAAAAGAAGCCATCCGGCAGTTGGAGGTCTACCGGATCGGGCGCGAATCCCTTCGTGATGTCGTCGATTGAGGCGCGCATTACTGCATCAAATATGTGAACGTCTGGCCAGTGGCTGGCCCACTAGCCTTTGTGCCGCTACTAGTCCAGCCGCTGGCGTTTTCGATTTTGAGATAAGTAAGCGTGCCGCTGGTCTCGACGCGTACGTTGGCCGTTCCGGATTGCGTCGCTCCATTGTCGACCGCATCGCTCACCGAGAACTGTTGCGCGCGGGTCGGTTGGATGATTGCGGGGGCCCCCGTCGCAGTGAATGTGGCGGCGTTGCTAGTACCGGTGAGCTGAGGCACATACAGCGTGACGATATTGCCGACGCGGGAATAAATGGCCGTGCCAGTGACGCCGGCAGTGAACCCGGTTCCGGTGATCGTGAAAGTTCCCTGCGCGATCTGCCCCGCCGTTGCGCCGGCGAGTGCGATTCCGATCTGATTGTTCGTATCGCGATAGAAGCCGGTGTCGGGGTCATTCACAAAATGGACGGCGGGAGTACCAGCGGACCCATCTGGTATGCCAAGCGTTCCCGCCTGTAGGTCGATTCCCGAAGTACCAACATCGGCAATGAGAGAACCACCGGCTGCAAACGAAATAGCGTTTGCTGCACGGCGATAAATTCCAGTGTCTGGATCAGAGTCGAATGAGACGCTTGGAAGGGCGGCGGTTCCATCTAGCGCAAACGCTTGAGCCGTACTCCACGACCAAACTCGTGATCCTCCTGCAGATATTCCCGGTTGATTCGCGGCGACATGATAGAAACCAGTGTCTGTGTCACCACTGAAGCTAATCGCCGGAGCACCCACCGTTCCGTCCTGGCCACGCCAGGGCAACGTTGCGATGAATGCGCTCGTGGATATGTCGAAGCGAAGCGTGCCGCCAGTCGTAAAACCCAGATCGTCGGCGGCGACCGAGTACATCCCAGTATTCGTGTCGCTTGGGATCGCGAAGACGGGCAACGATGCGCTCGTGTATGTCCCGTTGAAATTCGGGAAGTCCGTCTTCAGCGCGCTCTTGATGTTGCGGATGTGATCGTCGCTTGTGCTCGCGAGATCGGAGCCAAGCGGCCAGGACGAATTGAGGTCCTGAATGTGCGTGACGGTTTCGAGTCCCGCCCACGCAGTCAGGCCGAGCGTGAGGCCAAGGACGATCGCCGCGCAGCGGCGCATGAGAGTCTTCATCACATCTTTCCCCGAATGCTGCCCGAGGACTGCTCGCGATTCGCTCGACGCTTTAACTCGCGCTCAGCCTCAACCTCCCGAAGTCGCAAGCGATCGGCCTTCGCTTGTGCCTCGGGACCATCGATGTACATCTCCAGCACCTCCACCATTGCGTGGAGGCGAATCACCTCGTACCCCTCATCGAGCCATGCGTTCGAGGTAGTCGTGTCGCTCGTTGAGAGCGAAATGCCCGTGAGGTCGTAGAGATAGTGAATCTGCGTCGAGTAGCTGCGATCCGGCGGCGGATAGACCCGGAGCTGCCGCTCCTGCACCGCGAACCAAATGGGCTCCGACGAAAAACTCGTTTCGCGTTTCTGCTCGTTGAGCCAGGTGTAGGTGCGCTCCACAAGAGGCTCAAGGCGCGCGCCCACCTCGAGCTTCGCGTAGTCGATCTCCATGAAGTCCGTGGAGAGCGACGTGAACTCGCCGGCTAACTCTATCGTCGACCGTTTGACGTTGAAGCCGTAGCGGCGCGCGCGATAGAAGCGGATCGCGTTGACGATCGCTTCTTGAATACGCGCGTCGAAGTCGGTGGAGCGGTTGAGGTCTCCACGGATGGCTGCAATGGCGGCGCCGAGTGTCGGCATGACTCATCCTCGTGAGTCCCCGCACCGGCCTGCGTGGAGACTTCAGATTTTAGTCGGTTTGCGATTCGGCGTCTCATGCGTTTGCGTCTCGGCCCGCTTAGCCCGTCCGATGGTTTTAGCAACCTCGTTCGGATTGCTCACGCCGCCGCGACGCGCGAGTTCGTGCTCGAACGAGCGGAATCGTGGTCCTTCTTTGGGCTTAGCCATCGTTGCTGCTCCTCATGCCAAAGTGAGTCATACGCGCCGCCTAGCCAGCCCGGAGTAAACGGGCCGCCAAGGGTGAAATGCGCAATCTTTGGGGTCGCTGGCCGCTCCTGCTCACCTACTAGCCAGTTCCATTCAGCCGGGAGCGCGCCGATCTCCGCATCGTTCAGCCAATAGAACTGATGAAGGTCGAACCCGCGGCGCTCCTGCACGTCAACAAGCGAGAGGCGACGATTCGCCGGGTGATCGCAGTTGAACAGCATCACCGAGGACCAGTTCTTGCGCGGGTAGCGCGTCTGCGCCTGCCCGTCCATCTTGAATCCGGCTCTCGGCTGATACTGGTGTTGCACGCACATCACGGCATACCGGGGGTCAGCGATCTGCTCGAGTTCTGCGATGTCGGCGAGCGCGACGACATCGCAATCACAGAACAGGGCCCACCCGCTTTGAGCGAGTATCGGCACCAAAAAGCGGGAAATCGCAAAATCCGTGGACGCGGGGGCGTTTGAGGCGAAATCGTAGTGCCCGCCCCGTCCTGATGGCCCTTGGCGCTTGTCGATCGTTCGGCGCAACAGCCCGTGTTCAGCAAGGCGCCGAGCATCGAGCGGTGTCACATCGACAGGGATGCTCGCGCGCCCGCGCAGGCTCGCTACCGCAAGGTCGTACGCCTGCGGCTCAGCATCGTCGTAACCGATGAAGACCTTCACGCCGCCTCCGCGTACTGCTTCATGAGGTCTTTGCGCTCGCCCTTCAGGTGCAGGATGCCTTTCGCGCTCACATCCTCATCCTTCGAGTTCGGGCTGTAGTTCCAGACGGTGCACGGGAGCTGGCGCACGCAAAGCTCGCTGCCCCTATCCAGGGGCGACCAGCGAATGCGCACGAGCTTGTCCTGCTCCTCCTTCGGAGCAACTCCGACGAGTTCCGCGAGGGCAAGTTGATTGCCGAACCACATTTGATTGCGGGCGTTCATGCCGAGCACGCGCGAGCGCAGCCAGTAGAACGCCTCGATGATCTGCGGCCGCACATGGCACCCCACTACCCCGTAGTTGTAGGGCTGGAGCATCACCATGTCCGGGTCAGCTTCCTTCACCTCGCCATTCTCGAGGTAGGTGACCTCGTTTCGAAACGTCACGTACAGGTCAGGCAGAAGCGCGAAGGGAAACGGCTTGCGCATGACGATGTCGGCATCGAGGAACAGCACCTGATCGCCGCGTTGGGCGCAATGGAGAGCCGCGATCTGCGCGTCGAGGTTCGCCACCATGGGAGGGCGCCCGCCCGGCAGTTCATGCCAAGCGACGTCGCGCGCATCGATACGCGGTGTGTTCGGTGCGTCGTCCGTGAACACCATGAATCGCGCCTTGGGATCGACACGCCGGACGCTCTTCATCGAGAGCGCAGCCATGTCGCAGAAGTCCTTGCCCCGGAGCCAATAGACGTAGTACGTCATGCAGCCTCCCGCAGTTCGACGCAGTCATCTTTCTGCACGACCCAGACCGAATCGGGGCAGACGGCGACTCGCAGGAGCGGGAAGCAGTCCGCCACCGCGCGCATGACGCCTGGGAATTTGTGCTGGTAGTCGTGGCCGCAGAGATACCCGCCGTTTCTGACGATCGGCCACCACGCGCGGATGTCGGCGACGACGTTATCGTGATCGTGTGCGGCGTCGACGAAAACAATATCCACGGGCGGCCGCATATCGAATCCCTCTGCGGCGCGCTGCGACGTCATGCGCCACATCGAGCAGCGATCTTTGGCGTCGCCGATGTTCTGCCAAAACTCGCGCTCGATCGCCTCGAAGTCCCAGCCCTTGTAGTCCTCGTCCGTGTTCGGCACGGGGGCCCATGGATCGATCGCGACGGCGCGCAGTTCTGGGAACTCTTTGAGGAGAAATCCCGTCGTGCGGCCTTCCTTGCAGCCCACCTCGACGAACGTCTTCGCCTTCAGCTGCTTCAAGAGCCCTGCGAGCACGTCACGGCGTCGCAGGGGTGATTGATATGCGTGTCCCATTAGCCGGCCCTCATCTGCTGACGGACGAAATCGACCACATCGTGCGGGTACGCGCCCGTGCGCCCACCGCCTGATTCGAAAATCGGTGTCCGCGGCATCGTGAAGGGATGCGACTCGACCTTTTTCATGCGAAAACACGTCGTTTTCTGCTTCAGCCGATCGATCTGCACGAACTCCTGCTCAATCTCGTAGCCATTGCACGCCGCGAATTCGCGATACCACTCGACGGGCGGATACCAGCGGCCATGATTCGGCCAGTCGCCAGGAAACGGCGTGGTTGAGATCAGATGACCGCCGAGCTTCACGAGTTCGTGCACGTTGTCCCAAACTGCCGCCTGATCGTCCACGTGCTCGGTCGTGCCGAAGTTCGTCACCACGTCGAAAGGGCCGCCGATCAGAACAGGGTTTATTTGCTGCTGCAGATCGAGCTTCAGCGCGCCACCCTCGCCATTCAGATCAATCGAGACGTGCACCCAGCCCTCTTGCGTGAACCAGCGCTTGAACACGCCGGCCCGCTTCGAGCCGAGTTCGCACATGGAGCCGGAAAGCCCCTCGAGCAACCGCGCCTCGTGCGAGAAGAGCGGGTTCTCGATCTTGCTGTCGAAGAAGCGCGCCCCCAGAGATTCGACGAGGGCTGTCGAGGCCGGTCGCCAGTCATCGCCGACTTGTCTCAGGAGGCGCGCATCCGGGTGCGGGTACCAGAACCAGGATTCCCCGCGAATTCCGTAGCGCCACGCCGGCCGCGATGGCGTCATCACATAGGTGGGATGTCCCATCCCCGCAGAAAGGTGCGCAATCGATTGGCACACGGTCACAACTGCATCGGTTGCGGCGACGAGTGCCGCTTGATGCTCGAAGTCCCACGCCCAACACACCGAGGGGTACCAGAGGAACCGCTGCGGCTTGAATTCGAAGCGCGACGTGCGATAGGTCCGCGTGAACCACTCGCCAAGCCCCGTCATGTCCTCGTAGTCGAGCGACACGAACAGGTAACGTTCGTCATCGAACAGCTCTTTGAGCGCCTCCGGCTGCATTACACGGTACGTGCGCGCGGTCGACATGGTCCCGCCGCGCAGAGCGAGGCCAATGATCTTGCGCCCGTCCGCGATGGCCTCGAGGAATGAGCGCATCTCCTTTGCTTCGCGCTCGGGCGCGCGATACACCGGGCCGCTCCAGGTGAAATCTTCGGCCGTGCGTCGATAGAACCGCCCGAGGTTCCCGAGCGCCGTCTTGAAATCTGCTCCTGCGCCCGACACGGTCTCATCGTGCGAGACCTTGCGCGTCGGATAGAGCGTGATCGGGTAGCCAGGGGCCGTGTACCACGACGCTGTCTTGAACAGCGATTCCAGGCGCGCGTGACACTCGAAGATGATCTCGTAATCCTTCTTCGCATCCGCGAGGACCGTCGAGAACATGAGTTCGTCGCCGATGCCCTGCTCTGCCCAGACGATGAGCTTCTTGCCCTTCCCCCGGTTCTCCGCGTGCAGCTCGGGCGTCAGATGCGGCGGGTCAGGGTCGTAGCGCTTCTCGATGCGATGGCGGTGCGCGCCTTCCGCATAGAAGTCGAATCCCTTTCCGAACTGGCCGCTCTCGAGGTACAGGAGCGATAGATTGAACTTCGCTCCGCCATGGTCAGGCGCCAGCGCGAGCGCGCGCTCGCCGTACTCGATGCCCGGCAGCGGATCGCCTTCGTTGACGTAGGACCCGGAGAGGTTGCCGAGCAGATCGGAGTTATCCCCCATCCGCTCGAGACCGCGCTGGAGAAGCGCGCGACACTCCTCGATGCGCCCCATTGAGCGCAGAACGCCGCCGAGGTTCGCCCAATTGGCAGGATGCGGTTCGAGTTCGTTGCTGTGGCGAAAGAGTTGATAGGCGACGGCTTGTCGCCCCGACAGTGACTCGATGATGCCCGCGTAGAACCAGAGCACTCCAACATCTGGCTTCTGATCGAGCGCCGGGAACAGCAGTTCCCGGGCTCGATTGACGTCATCTGCCTTGAGACACTCCGAAACTTCGCGTACGACCTGGTCTAGACCCAGTGAATGCACATTCCCCTCCGGCCAGAGGTAAGGTTGAGGATTAGAAGCCTTGCGACGGCATCACGTAGTAGATGATGAGGTCGCCGATGTACCCGAGCGTTGCGCCTGCGGTGCCGACCATCTGCACGTTGACGTAGCGCGGCATCTTGTCGTCCGAGAGCGAGCACTGCGCGCTCGTTCCGAGACGCTTCGCCGTCGCGCGATACACCGCGTTCGAATAGGTCGCGGAGGCGAAGAAGGCGGACGGGCTTGCGCTCGTGCCGAACTTCGCGGTGAACGTTGCCTGACCCGTCGCGGTGCCGCCGTAGAAAATCGTGTCGGTCGGGATCGCATTCACCGGCAACTTGCCGATGTTCCAAATGTCGGTGGGCGACACCGTCGTTGAAGTCGAGATGCGGATAACGAGCGCGTTTGTCCCGGCATGGACCGCCGGAGGCTGACCGAGTCCGTATGCGCCGAGTTGTCGAGTTGCCATGGTTCAGGGCCTTGCGAATTCGGAGCCGGGCATGACGTACTCGATGACGAGGTCGCCAAAGTGGCCCACGGTGAAAGTGGAACTGGTGCCGACGAAGACCACGTTCTCGTAGCGCGGCTGCACGTCATCGGAGATCGAGACTTGCATCGATGATCCGAGGCGACGCGCGCAGCGCTGCACGCCGAATGCGGGCGTGATCGAGAAAGTCGCCGACGCGAAGAACATGTCGGGCGATGCGCTCGTGCCGATCTTCATCACCTGGCCGGTCGAGGTGGCGATGAACGCCGCGCCACCGTAGAACACCGCGTCCGTTGGGATTGCTCCCTGCGGAAGCTTGCCGATGATGTGGATGTCGCCCACGGACAACGTGACCGAGAGCGACAACCGGCAGATGAGCGTGTTGAGCCCGGCATGCACCGCGGGTGCCTGCATGCCCTGCGCATTGCCAAGGGTGAGCGTCGCCACGGTTAGCTCGCGATCTCGTAGCTCGACATCGTGACAGTCGCGAAGTCGGAGCCGTTGAAGCGCGTTTTGACGAGGCCGCCGATACAGCCTGCCGCTACACCGAGCTGGTTCTTGAAGTCGAAGAGTTCCTCAACCCAGTTGAACGTGTTCTGACCCGAGCCGCGCCCGAAGGCCATACACGCCGCTTGAGCGCCGCACAGCACCGCGCGCGCGACATCGAGCGTACCGCCCGTGGCGCCCACGACCAGCGGGACACGCACGCTCTCGTGCAGGATCACGCCGTTGTAGAGGCCCAGAGCGCCCGTGAAAATTGGGTTGTCGCTGATCTGGCCGCCCTGCATCGCTGCCTTCTGGATGTCACTCCACTGCGTCGAGCCGGAGAGCGACTGACGGAGCGAGGTGACCTGATAGGGATGCAGGAACGCGACGAGGTAGTCGCCGCCGTCGGTGCGGATGGGCCGCAGCCGGTTCACCGCGAGCTTGCCTTTCTCGACCGCCTTGTCGATGAGGGCGAGCGAGAACCGATTCGAAGTCGTGGCCGACAGCGAGGATTCGGCGGTCTCGGCGCCGGGATACACCGCATGACCCGAGTCGGGCGCGGTCGTCGCCTGCATGCCGGTGAAGCGCGTATCGGCCTGCGCCGTATTGCCAGTGATCTGGTTGAAGAACCAGCGGTCAATGCGCTCGGACCACCAGTCCGAGAGACCATCGCGAGCCTCGTCGCGCACGCTGAACGGCACGCGCTGCTCAGACATCTTGCCGGCGCTGCGCACGGCATGACGAAGCTGATCGATCGTGACGTTCTGCGAGTAGGTGACCAACGCCTCCTCGTTGCCTTCGAGGTCGTTGTCGCCCGCGACGCCAGCGCCGGTGAGCTGCTGACGCAAACCGAAGGTGATGCGGTCGCCCGCTTCCTTGTTCACCTCGGTCTTGATCTGGATCAGCGAATTGCTGTCCTTGCCCATGAATTGAAGCGCGAAGGTCTTCTTCAGCGCCTCCTTCATGAGTTCCGGAGACCAGCGCTTTACGGCTAGAGGCGAATTGACGGGATAGTCGGTTGTGGCCACGGTGCGAATCCTGGAAGGGCAAAACCCCGGCTTGAGTGCCGGACCTTTGCCGCGGAACGCCGTGGCGCCGAATTGCTAACGACCGTAGGTGGCCGAGACCTCGAACCGTTTACGCAGGTTCACCGCGAGTGAGAGCGAGGCAATCAAGAATCTGATGGCCTGTCAAGTCTCAGAACTTGTCCCGTGCTCAAGGATGAGCGCGCGGATTTTCTCAAGGACGAGCTGTGGGTCCTTCTTGGTTTTCCATGTCAGACAACCGCCGCCCATTGCGCCTACGTATTCGACGCTCACGCGGACGCGCACGGCAGACTGGCCCTGCGGCAAATCACCATCCCAGTCCAGTTCCTCCCAAGCTCGAACAGGGCTCACTCAGCAGCCCTTCTTGCCGCCCTTGCCTTTGCCGCCTTTCTTGCGCACGAGAATCACCTCACTTTCAATCGTCGAATCGCTCGCCTGCAATGATCTCGCCGAGTCGGCGACGCGCCGACCGCGCGCGCGATTTGGTTCTGCGCCATGCGCGTGTGTACCAAGGCAGCGCCAGCCATTCTTGGCGCATCCGTTCACGCCACTGGCTATAGGGCGACCGCATGGTCGCCTTCATCATCTCCTTCGCCCATAGATCCGAGCTGAGCCGGCTCACTTTCGCCTCGGCTTGAACCGCTCTTTCAGCGCCATCGTGAATTCGGGCATCGGATCAGCCGGCGCGTCGTCCTGCTGTGCCCCTCCGCCACCACCGAGCGAGCGCACCGCGTCCTTGTCGGGCTTCGCTTCAGGCTCTGGAGCCGCGGCAGCAGCAGCCATGCCGCCATTGGCCGGAGCCGCTACCTTCTTCGCGTACCCCAGCGTCTTCGCATAGTTGTATGCGAACTCCGCTGGATTGCCCCCGCGCGCGAGAATCTGCTGCGCGCCGCCGATCTCTTCCCGGCCGATCTGCTGCTGAATCTGCTGATCGGTCGCGTCCGGAAACATCATCTTGAGTTGCTGCGTCCGTACGGTGCGCACATGCGCGAGCGCGTCGTTGTAGTCCGGATTGGACGAGACGAACGCCTGCTCGTGAGTTGCGATCGTCGAAATCAGAGACTGGAACTGCTGTTGCTGCTTCTCCGACTCCGCGCGCTTCGTTTCGCTTTCGCGCAGTTCCTTCAGAGCGTCCCGGACTTCCTGCTCCTTCGCATCGATGTAACCCTTCGGGTCCTCGATAAACTCAGGAGGCTTCGGCTTCTGAGCAGCGGTACGCTGTGCCTTCAAGTCCTTCAGCAACTCGCGGTCCTCTTCGGACAGTTGCGGCTGCTTCTTCAGCTCCTCGATCTGCGAGGTGAGGTTGCGAATCTTCTCCCGCGACTCGTGCAGAGCCGCTAGTGGGACGAGCTTTCCTTCGGCGTTATTCGGATCTCGATGTTGATCTCCACCTGCTGCCCCTGGTGCAGGCGTATGAACTTCAGCATTGCCGCCTGCATTTGCGGCTGCCGGAGTTGCGCCTCGAGCGCCTCCCGCGTCAGCGCTTGGAGTTGGTTCAGATTGTCCACTGTCGGCCTCGTTGGATGGTGCATCGAGTGATGCGAGTACAGATTCCGTCATGCATGACTCCCGGCCTGAATTGCGCCCGCTTCCGCGGCTTTTCTGATCGTTTCCACACTGTCCAGCGCAATATCTGTCGGCGCCTTCGCCGCGATCTCCTGCGCTTGAACGTCTTTAAGCTGCGCGCTTGCCTGCGCTTCGGTGGCCTGCGCTTGATCCTTAGCAGTCTTCGCCTGTTGCGCCTGTGCCATGAGGCTCTTTGCAATCTGCGCCTCCTGCTGCTGCTGCGGCGTCTGCTGCAGTTGTTGCTTAAGCGCATTGGCAAGGTCAGGCGGGATCGGCGCGTAATCCCACACTTCGGGCGGGATGCGCACGCCGGCTTGGACCGCGAGCGGCAGGAGCTGTTGAATCACAGCCCAAACGCGCTCCTGCATGTTGACGCTGGTCGGCGCCTCGTCGACGACGATATCGAACTTCGCGGCGAGCGGGTCTTTCAAGAGAGGGATGTATTGCGCTCCCTCCTTACCCACCACGCGAATAAGCCGCCCGTCGGCCATGAAGTCTCGGATCATGCCGAGCATCACGCGGCCAGCTTCTTGGTAGTACCGGCGCAGTGCGTCGAAGTACCACGCGACGATCGCGAGCGCGCCCTGCTTTCGCTGCGCCTCGACAACGCCCGGCTGCTGGCGATCGGTGAGCCCGAGTAGTTCGGCATTGATACCCGAGACACCCGGCAGCGCATTGACCGCGAACTCCATGAGGCGGTCCATGCCTTGCGGATAACCGCTCGCGGGTTTCGGCTGCACCTTGCCGGCTGCTAGCGCGCCCTCTGCTACCCACGAAACTTTGCTCGGATCAGCCCATGAGTCCTCAAACTCCGCCTGATCGGTTACGGCGTTCTCCTCCATCATCACGCCGCCCTTGGGGTTGACCATGAGCTGCCAGATGATCGAGCTGAAGAACGCATTGGCCCAGCGCTGCGGGTCCTTCAGGTTCCGTCCGAGGCCGAACCAGAGATTCTTGTTCCGATCGCGCTTGCCGGTGATCGCGTGGTATGTGAATGACGGCAGCTTGCGAATGCCGCCTTTGATTCCCGCTCCGGTGATCCAGCAGCGATAATAGACGCGCACCTTCTGCTTATTCGCCTGATGCGGGAGGCCGGACGCCTCGAGCATCGGCTTCACCTGCCCTTGGAATTCCTCGTCCGAGAAGCGCTGCTGCTGCGGCTGGAGCTGCCCCATCTCGTTCGGCAGCATCGCGGTCACATCCCAGACCGGGTGCATGCACCAGAACTGGTAATCGGCGACGAGATACTTGCCCGTGGTCTCCGGCGCGCCTGTCGTCGAGCCTTGATAGTCCTGCGGGTCCGTGATGACCTGGAGCGCAGCCTCTAGTTCGTCCGGAGCCATGATGATCGCGACTGAACTTGTGGGCTCCTCGTCGAACATCTCGACGTACTCGTCGCGCGTGAATCGCTTGAGACGCGATTGCCAGCGACGATCGGTCAGGTTCTTCTTGCGCGCCTGCGGGTCCCAGAGCATTTCGAGACAGTCGCGGCGCTCTTGGGCGATCAGTCCATCAGGATCACTCGCGTCATCGTAGAAGTCCTCGACCCAGCCCATACCGGTCAGCAGGCAGTCGTGACCGGCGTCGGTCTCTTCGTATTCGGCACCACAGAGATCGCGGCACCACTTGAGCGCGCCGTTCGCTATCTCGCTCATCTCGGCTGCGCCGGGACGCCGCGGATAGCACCGAATCTCCTGGCGGTTGTTGATCTGAAGGCCCGCAACCGCGTCCAGAAACTTCGCCACGAGGTTGAAAGTCACCATCGGGCGGTTCTGTTCCTTCATCTTCGCTTCGTCGTCGGTGTCCCATTGGCGACCTGAGACGAAGTCGTAGAGGTCCTTGGCTTCCTTGCGCCAGTCATCAGAATGAGCGAGCGATGCGGACGCGCGCGCTTGAAACTGCGTGCGCACCGTCTCCTCATCGAGCTTCGGATAGAGGTCACTCTGCGCAGCCGGCATCGATGGCACGGGCGCAGAGTCGGAGATCGGAGGAGTGAAAGCCGAAGCGGGCTGCATCGGCAGCCCATGCCATCAAGAATTCAGTTTGGTGTCGACTGCCCGACGAGCTTTTTCGACTTCTTGGCGTGCTTCGTCAGTTGCGCTGCCAGTTCCAGCGCCTGCTCGGGCGATAGGATGATGTGCTGAGTCGCCTGAGCAAGCTTGATCAGCACATCCTGCTCCTGGTTAAGCCCGACCTCATAGCGCTGTAGGTTCATGGCGCCATTCTACCCGCTCATCCACGAACCGCCCCGCCCTTTTCCGCGCGAGTAGCGGTCCTGTGCCGGCTTCACGATCGCCGCGCGCCCCGGATGCAGCACTGCCATCGTCCGGAACGCATCCGCCCCATGGCTCGCCCAATTGTGATCGGGATGAGGCGCAAAGACCTTGTTCTTCTCGTCCCACTTCTTGCTGTACTCGGTCAGCGCTGAGATGCCGCGCTCGCACTCGGTCTCGTCGAACCAGCATTGCGGCAGGATACGGCGCGTCTGCTCGATGCCCGACTCCAGATCGAGTTGGGGAGCGACGGCGATCGGCTTCAGCCCCATGGTCATTGCGACCTCTTTGCGGCTCTTCCCGGTTCCGAGTTCGCGCACCTCGATGTCGTGCGGCATACCGTGACGCGCGGGGCGCACCTCACGCTGCTTGGCCCAGTCATCGATGTAGTTCACGTAGTGCGAGAGGCCCTCGCCTGAACACTCGTAATAGTGGACGCAGCGAATCTCGCGCACCACGGTCTGTGTGAACCAAATCGACATGGAGTCATCCATGCCGAGATCCCACCACGTCTCAAAGGGAATGCCGGGCTCGACAGGGACGCGACCAATGCGCCCTTCCTTCCACGCCGCGGTCATCTGCTTCCCGTAGTACGCGCCAGGGTTGGCCGAGTCGAACGAGCAGTAATACTCCTGCTGGATCATGTCCTCGACCATGCCGTCTTTGCGCTCGGCCTCGGCGAATGCTTCGTTGCCAGTGTCCTTGACGGTCAGAATCTGCGCGAACCATGACCCGTCATCGCGCTGGCGTTTCAGCGCGGTGTTGTAGAGCGTATAGCCGTGGTTCTTGCCCTTGGCCGTGTACAGGAAGAGCGCCCACCCGCCATTCTCACGAAGGATCGGCCGCAGGTAGTCCCAGCTCACCGGGTCCGCGCGCTGCCACTCCGAATACACGATGCCAATCGGCGTCGAGCCAATGAGGCCGCGGAAGTTGTCCGAGCCCACCACCTGCCACGTCGAGCCATTCGCAAACTCGATGAGCATGTCGTGGTCGCGCGTGCGCTTGCGGACCTCGGGCGGAAACGCCTCATCGATGCGGCGGATGCCCGTGTGCGGATTGACCGCGTCCCAAATCGCTTTGCGCGCCTGGCTGGCCTCGGGAAGCATGTGCCAGTAGTTACCGACGCGTTCGAAGGCGGCCGTCGCCGTCCAGTGTAGGGCTACATCGTCCTTGCCTGATCGGCGATGCCAGACGGCTGCAGCGCGCTTGCCGCCACCCGCCAGGTACTTCCAGAGCGCATCCTGGTACGGGCGAGTGTTCCAGTTATGTGGAAGTTGGATTTCCGGCACGGCGCGTGGGATCGGCAATCGTCACCGTGAGGCTGCCGCTGTGCTCGACGTCCGCCTTGTCGCGCCACTCCGCAGGCTTGCGATTCTTCAGCCAGAAGATGCAGGCAACCGTGTCTGGCGGGTAGTGCTCGACATATGGCTCGCGGTAGACGTCCCCTTCCTTGGTCATCAGGATCTTGACCGCCTCGTGTGAGTAACCAGTCGCGCGCTGATAGAGGGAACGCTCGACGCGCTTGTCGGCCGCATCCTTGGCCATCTTTAGGGACTCCGAAAACGAGCGGTGCTCGAGCTTCCAGAGGTTCAGTGTGGATTCGGCCACACCGAAGAAGTCCGCGAGTTCTCGGTCAGTTGCCCCGAGCTTGCAGAGCTTCGCAGCCTGTTTGGCGAATTCGGGCTTGTACTTCGAAGGGCGCGCCATGCATCTCAGCCCCTCGTCATCGGGTTCAGGCGGTAGATCGTTCCCGGTGACACTTGGAGCTTGCTCGCGATGAGCCGCGGCGCGACTCCGGCGCTGAACAGGCGGCGGGCCTCCGAGCGTTGCTCCTCAGTCAGCCGTCCAGTTTCCTTGCGACCGTTGAACTGTGCGGGCGCAGTGCTCGCCTTGCCGGTGAACGTGGAATTGCAGTGAACGCAGACGTTCTTGTGATGGTTCGTCTCTTCCTTGCACGTCTCGCAGAAGCACCGCTGCCAGGACGTGGCGAATCGGACGGGGGAGATCATTAGCCGCAGAACCCCCATAAAACCGGAGACGCTTTCGGCGCCTTGCTCAATTGCTCAAGGGCCATGTCATTCACGACGGCCCGATCGGGCAATTGCTGATACTTCTTCCCGCCCACCGCTACCGTCGTCTGCAGACAGGATGTTCCCTCGTAGACTCGGCCCACTCGCACCATTCGCAGATCATTGGTGGCCGTTGATCCGCGCATCTCGTAGGCAACGAGCGTCACAACGACGGTATTCGTCGGAGGGCCAGGCGTTGGCGGCGGCACTACTGTCGATGCCGTGTTGCTCGCTGGGCTTTCGACCCCGAGAGCCACAGCGGTCGCCTGATATTCCTGCGTGCCGAAGGCGACGGCGGTGCGCGTAAAGCTGCATGAGGTGGCGCCAGTAACGAGTTTCTGCTTGGTCTGGCCTTGAAGACCGCCGTACAGGTTGAACGTCAGCGCGCCCTGCGCGGCGGTAATGTCTGTGCCGTCGGTGTTCTTCGTCGGCGCGGTACATGTGATCTTGACGTCGGTTGCGCTTGCCACCGTTACCAGCGCATCGAGCGCGACGAGAGCAAGACCCAGAGCAATCAGTGCGGACAAATTGATGCGGCTCATGCGGGACCCTCCGATCTGCGCATCTTCGCATCACTTTGTTCCACGTGAATCTTCACGTTCGTTAACTTCCGCAGTCTCTTTCGCGCCAGACTCAGCATTACCCGCACGGTCTCGGGCGTCGTATCGAAATTAGCTGCGGTCGTCTTGCAACGAGGAATCTGTATCTGCAGAGCCGCGATCCGCTCAACTTCCGCGTGCAACGCTTTGTTCCGCGGTTTCATGTGAGCCTCAACTCGATCCCGTGGATTGCAAGCATCAGCCGCTGTTTGATCCGGAAGTCCCGCGTGCGATAGCCCTTGACGTCCTCGATGATTCGCGCGCCGAGTTCGTAGTATTCGAAGTCGCCGACGTAATCGCACAGGTGCACGCCATTCACCTCGAGCCGGAACCGAGGTTGCAGTTTCAAGTGGCTGATGACGCGCGCAGTCTCGAGCAACAAAAGCACCTTGTAGCGTTCGGCTTCGGCCCGCGAGGCGAAGTGATGACCGTTAACCGTTGTGCACTTGTTGCCGTACTTCTGCCGCTTCGGCTTCCGCACGAGCGCGTGGTACTGATCGAGGTTCAGGATGGGAGTGGGATCGCTCATACAACGGCCGTTTCCGCATCTAATTCCGCGGCTGCGCGCGCCCCAGCCTCGGAATTCGTGAGCGACAACGGGGCGAACCATGCGCCGCCCGGAACAAGCTTCCATGCCTGCCAGAACTCTTCGCCGTCGAGCGTGACGCTACAGACGCTGTAGCGATTGCAGACGCTGCGGTAGCCGCGTTCGTCGGTCCGCTTGTCTCGCCACTCGAGTTTCACGCCGCAGCCCCAGCGCGCGCCAAGGCGATCGCGCTTTCCGCTTGACGGATGAGGTCATCCCACGACGATTTCCGCTCCTCCGGCGTGTACTCGATGAATTCTCCCTCCGGCGTAACACCCTTCCCTTCGCGCATGTCCTCAGCCCATGCGTTTTTGTACCGCATGGCGATGCGCGTGCATTCAGCCTGCTCTGTTGAGCCCGCCATTCCCCACGCGCGCGGATCTTCTGCGAGTCGCCGCGTGATGTAGCCCAGGAAATGCGTATTAGCTTCTACCGCCCACCGATCGATGCTGGCGCTCGGCGCAACCAACGCCGGCAACTTCGGCCGGCCCTCATCGATGTTGTCATCCCCGATCGCGCGGCAGAGCTTCACGAACTCCGGGAGCGCCGGAACGTACTGCTTTCCGCTGTACAGAAGGCGCCGGATACCACGATCGATCTCGAATTGCTTCAGCCTCGAAAGCATCGAGGTCCACTCGGGCGGGATCGACTTGCCGTATTTCCGCTCGACGGCATCGGCGCCAAACATGCCGGTGAAGCGTCGCCACACTTCAGCGGCGGGTGATGGCAGGGAATTCTCGTTCTGGCTCATGCTCGATTACTCGTGATTCATCGATGCCGTTAAGCATTCGGTGCATGCGGTCGTGCGCTGTTTCGGCCTTCGGCGGCGGCCGAGGTGGATGCGTGAAGAGCCGCAGCCCTGCCTCGATGTGCTTCGTGTCGCGCAGGAACAGCTCGATGTCGTCGTACCGCACGCCATTCCCGCGGGGATCGGTTCCCATGTGGTGCGGCGAATGCTGATAGCCGCTGATGGCATTGCGCAGTTGCTCGGCGGTGAAGGTCTTCAGCCCCTCGACAATGCGTCTTCGACGCTTGTCGTCGAGTTGGGCCCTCACGTGTCCGTGCTCCTGCCGCCAGTGCTCGAAGACGTCATCGACGTCCGTCCGAGTTCGCTGGCTGCGAACTGGGGCCCCACGTAGTGGGGTCTTATCTTTGTCTGAGTCTGAGTCTGAGTCTGAGTCTGAGTCTGAGTCTGAGGGTGGGTAAGCGGTGGTCTTCGGGGGTGAGCGGGGGTCTTCGGGGGTCTGTCTATTCTTCATCCGTGCTTTGTTTTCCCCGCTCGCCACCCGCTCTATCTCCCGGGCCATTAGCCTGGCCTTTTCGCGATAGACACCGTGATTGACGATCTTCCAGCCCCAATCTCGATGGTCGTCCAGCAATACGAGGCGCGCTCCTGCGTCCTTCGGTGATCGGCTGTAGGGATCGGGCTGACAAAATCGCCGCATACATGCAACGACTTCCTCAAGCGGCAGTCCTGTAACGCCAGCGAGATAGGCAGGCGTCACATCGACAACGCCGTGACGATCGCTGATGGAAAGCACGATTGGCCATAGGCCGATATCGGGCCAGCGGCCGCACAGCGTGCCTGTGGTCAGCGATGAAAACAGCGGTGTGTACCCGGCCATCAGCGTGCAGCGGTCTCAATCTGAGCGCGCCGTGAACGCAATGCGCTCAACATCATCTGCAGCGATGCGTGATCGGTGACCGGCGCAACGCGCAGCACCTCGAGCACGTTCTGACGTGCGAGATCGAGTTCGAGAATGGTCGTGTAGGTACTGACCGCAGATGCAAGCCGATTTTGTGCGGCAACTACTGAGGCTGGGCCATGCGGCGTACAGCTGTGCGAATCCACCACACTGGATGCGGTTCTCATCATCGACCCTTCCCGATCCGCGTCGGACTTATGTCGTCCGATCGCGCTGAAAAAAGCGCGGCACATGGCCGCGCGAAAGTTTGCCTGTCAGCTCAATTCAGTGCGGGCGATTAATCCAATCTCTGGCGCGTCCAGTTGTATCGAACGTGAGATATCCAGCGGAGTCTGCGCAGTAGCGCTTATTCCGCCGATGAAAATAGATCGCCCCTGTTCAAAAAATGGGCCATGCAGGTATTCCATTAGCGAGAAGTGAGGCTTAACCTCGCTGCAACATGGGAGCACCCGCGGGGGGTGACGAGGACTCCCCGCCGGGGCCACGGGACGGGCCTGTAGAAGATATCCGCCTAGGAGCGGAGGATTTTGTTCAAATGGACACACGGACCCGTTCGCTTCCCAGATACTCCGGCCATATCAATAACAACCCTTGCTCAGTTCGAGAGCAACTTATCCGCCGAGAGCCTTGTTACCTTGGAAATTCTCTTAAGCAGTTCCACCGACGGCATGTGTCTACCATTCTCGATGTCACAAATCGTCGGCTGGCTCACCTCGCAACGGCGAGCCAGCTCCGCCTGCGAAATGCCGGCTCGTTCTCGATAAGACTTAAGTGCCTGCATATGGGTAGCCATACTATCGGAATTACCTATTCTCGCGCAATAGGTCACATCGATTCGGGGTTACTTCATGCTTTCGGCATGGCGAAACAGCTCCGATCTTTCTACGACCGGGCCATGGAAGCCCTGGCCGAGCGCTTCCCCAAAGAAAAACCAACGCAGGGAAGACTCGCCATGCTGGCGGGGGTCAAACAGCCAACCGTGAATGATTGGAAGGACGGCTATCCGGGCATGGATACGGCCGTACGGCTGGCTACCGCTTTAGGCGTGTGCGTAGAGTGGCTCTTCACAGAACGCGGCCCCAAGCGCCCCCCAGACGCAGATAACCCTACCCTCGCCTTGCTTCTCAGCCAACTTGACGATCGCCAGAAAGCTAAACTGGCCAAGCTCGCAGAGGTCCTCAAAGAACCCGAGTAATCCGCGGTTTTTTCGACTGCGCCTCATTCCGTCCAAAATAATCGGTTTTGCCTATTGCTTTTCTAATAGGTGATTCCTATAGTTCCCTCACGGTCCACGCACGGATCGGCGGAGGGTTGAACGGTGAAAAACGGACTGCTGATTGCGCTACTGACCCTTACGGGTTGCGCGTCGTTCAGAGAAGCCGCCGAGCGCCACCCCTATGTCACAGGGTTCGTAGTTACCTCGCTTGCGATCTCCGGCGCTAAGGCTCTGCACGATCGCCGCGATGGAACGGTTGCGCACGACGTCACGATCCAGCCGGTGAACTGCACTGGCGGGAGCTGCAAGTGAGCGCCGTTCAGAGCGTCACGAAAGCCTGCACCTGCGGCAATCAGGCATGCGCGGTGCGCGAGGCTCGCGGCCTTCGCCCGTTCTGCCAGATGCCGAATCCCGCGCCGACGGCCCCGAGCGGCTTCGACACATTCGCGGCGGCTGACGCGGTCCGCAAGCAAGGCCAAGGCGTCGTTGGTGTTCGCAGCGGCATGGGACACGGCCCGCTTCGCTACATCATCCGAGGGCGCGCGGCATGAACACGAAAGCCCCGAAGGTCGTCGACCTCAACAAGCGCCGTTACGCGGAACAACGAACAACCGAGAACGCGGGTTCGAATCCCGCCTCTGTGTTGACCGAGCAGAGAGACGCCGGAGGTACTGGCACAGAGGGTTTGAAAGTTCCCTCATCGGTCACCCGTCACACCGAGATGTTGCGCGCCGCCCTGCAGTGGGCTCTCAAAGGGCATCACGCCACCAGCTATGACAGCGGGTTCGCGTGGAAGGGTTGCGGGTGTTGCTCTTACAGCGTCGAGCCGCCAGCGGAAATCGATGCGCTCGTGCGCGAAGTCCGTCGCGAGATGCTATCGGATGAAACGAAGGTGCAGCCGTGAACGCACGCCTAAAGCCAATCGACATCGAGCGCCAGACGCTGCACGACCAGCTTCAGATAGCGCACGAGAAACTCGACGCCGCGCGCAAGGCTGGAGACCCCGACGAGTACGGTCACCAGCTGAGTCGGGTGAAGGCCATCAAGTTCGAACTCTTCGGCAGCACGATCCGCAATACGACCGTGAGCCGAGAGGAATGGGAACAGCCTGACCGGGAAGAACAACGCGAAGGCGCCACGAATGGCGCCGTTGATTGGAGTCGCGCATGAACTTCGCACACACGCATTTTCATGTCTTCTGCAAGGACGCCAAAGAGCGGCACCTCACCCTGCTCAACTTTGGGAACGAGCGAGACGAGAAGCGCAGGAAGGAGATCAAACAGCTGATCGAAGGCTACGAGTACGACATCGAGCTGACGAAGCTGGCGATCAGGAAGCTGCGCGAGGATCTCGCTCGACTGGACCGCCGCCGTGGATGAACTCACCGACAAGGACGCCGCCACGATGGGCATGCGCATGACCGCCGACGTCGTACGCACGCAGCAGCAGGAAATCCGCCGCCTTGAGCGCATCGAGCGCGCCGCGATGCATGTCGTGATTGCACGCGAGCCTGATGGAGTCGTCAGGAATCACGGCTGCCTGGACGCATTGGTGCGAGCCCTGCTCCAGAAGGATGAGTCACATGGCTGAGTTATTTCAGATCGGAGACCGCATAGAGGCAATAGCCGGTAGTCCGGCGACATGGGCGCTCTCGATGCCGGTCCGAATTGGCCAGCGCGGCACTGTCAATGAGTTGCCGCCCTCATTCCCGAATCATGTGGGCGTGCTCTACGACAACGGCCACGACTGTTACTCGCACCGTTCGGCGATCCGAAAATTGCCGCCGCCTAGCGCGGACACGCTCGATACAGACACGCCGAACCAAGTCACGCAATGGGCTGATGGACCTTGGAAGCCGGAGAGCCTGCATGTCTGACGATCCTGAAATGCAGCGCGCGGCATGGTTGGCGAAACGCTATCCAAAGCTGAACGACCCGCGTCGCAGCCCTGACTTCGGCACGCGTCGAACGGATGCGGAAATCCGTGAGCTGCTCGGGGCGATTCTCGACGAGCTGCAGGAATTGAACAGACAAGAAGGCGTGCGCTATGGCGGCCGATAACCGTTCTACCGAAATGCGCGTCGATCGCATCATGCGCGTGCGCGAGCAAATCGGCACGAAGCTCGACGAGATCAGCCGACTCTATCAGGACCGTGTGGTCTGCACGCTGATCGTGCGCGCCGTCGATTACCCAGGCGGCGAGCGCGACACGGTGATGACAGATGAGCCTGAGATCGAGAAGGCGATCTCTGCGCTTCGCAAGCTGCTCGGCAACCCGACAGCCGAGCACTACGACGACACGGGAGCATGCACGCATGGTTGATCGGACCAATGATCCGATAACGCTCTACGAGAACATCGCGCGAGAGCACGTATTCCCCTTCGCAAAGGACATGGGCGGCGGAACCTTTACTTCCCATGGCATCACCAAGCGTGAACTGATCGCCGCGATGCTGATGCAGGGGCTTTTCGCCAATAGCGGCACCTGCACTATCGATGATTCCAAGGAGAGCGCGCGGCGCGCCGTGCTGAGCGCTGATGCTCTTCTGGCCGCACTTCAGGTGACGCCGCCGTGATGACCGCGATGCTCTTTCTCGCTGGCGTCGGCTTCGGCTGCTGGGCCGGCGCGCGCGATGCCAAGAAGAAGCGCAACGGCTGGCGCTATTACAGCCCATCGACTAACCCTTTGAGGGACTATAAGTGAACGCAGTAGTACTCGAACAGCAGCCGCGCGCCGTCGCGCAGGCTCAAGTAACGCCTGGGCAGCTGCTTAAGCTCGCAATGGACAAGGGCGTTGATCTGGACCGCCTCGAAAAGCTGTACGAACTCCAGCGCCAATGGGAGGCACACGAGGCTCGCAAGGCATACATCTCGGCGATGACCGAGTTCAAACGAAATCCGCCCAAGATCGTCAAGGACAAGCATGTCAGGTTCGAGACGCTGAAAGGCGTCACCGAGTACGACCATACGACTCTCGGTGGACTGTGCGAGCGCGTGATATCGGCGCTGGCGGCCGTGGGCATCAATCACGACTGGATACCCGAGAACGTGGACGCCAAGACCGTGCGCGTGACGTGCGTGCTGACGCATGTAAGCGGGCATGCGGAACGGCGCACGCTTCAGGCTGGTCACGATGATTCAGGGGGAAAGAACTCTATCCAAGGTCTCGGATCTGCCATCAAATACTTGGAACGTTACACGCTGTTCGCAGCCACCGGTCTCGCGGACATGGAGGACGACGACGGCCAAGCGGCCGGGAAGCGGAGCGATGAGCCCGATGCGCCGCCATCGCCCGAGGGATACGAGCACTGGAAGGCCGACATGAACGCCAAAGCCGACGAGGGCAAAGAGCCGCACCTCGCCGCGTGGAAGGGAACGAAAGAGGAATTCCGCGCCTACGCCACTGGCCCAGATCGCAAATGGTGGGAGTCCTCGAAGGCCAAGGCTGCGAAGGTGGCGCGGTGAACTACACCATCATCGATTGCGACCAGCGCTCGCCTGCATGGTATGCGGCGCGTGCCGGCCGGCTCACTGGCTCAGTCGCCGCCGACATGTGCACGAAAATCAAGTCCGGCGCGTGGTCTGCCTCGCGCAAGCATCTGAGGATGCGGCTAGCGCTAGAGCGCATCACGGGCCGGCCGCAGGAGCGCGAGTTCACGACGGCCGCCCTACAGCACGGCATCGACAAGGAACCAGAAGCATTGGCGCGCTACGAGGCGAAGAGCGCTGAGATCCTTGAACGAGTGGGGTTCCTATCGCTTGGCGATGTCATGGCCGGCTGCTCTATCGATTCGTTCATCAGCGACCGCAAGGGAATCGTTGAGGCGAAGTGTCCAGAGTCAGCGACGCATTTCGAGTATGTGGAGACTCAGGTAATCCCCGATGATTACCGCTGGCAGTGCGTACACGGCCTATGGGTGACCGGCGCTGAGTTCTGCGACTTCATCAGCTTTGATGATCGATTCCCGCCGCATCTGCAGTACCTGTGTGTTCGGCTGGAACGTGATGAAAAAGAGATCAAGGCATACGAGGCCATGGCGCTCTCGTTCCTTGACGAAGTGAAGGAGAAGGTGGCCGCGATTCAGAAGCTGAGGGCCGCCGCGTGACACGCCGTCGCGTCCTATCCGATGCGGATCTCGAGCGCGCCCGAGCCATGCGCGCTCGAGGTCACACGAACCAGTGGATTGCGTCCACGTTGCGCGTCGGACTGCGGACGATCGTGAAGCGATTCAAGCAACCGTACAAACAGCCGGAGCAGCGAGCATGAGTGGGGAGGTCTGTTTCGCGCGCGTAAACAACGCGCTGATCGCCACAGACGAAGACAGCCGAGCGGTCATTGAGCGCATGGCGCCCGGTGAGTGTCAGTTCTTTGAGCTGATCGGCGTACGCGATCAGACGTCGTTCAGGAAGTATTGGGCCATGTGCGCTCTGATCGCCAAGCACGTCCGACAGATTGAGATCGACCGAATCCGAGTCGACGGCCGCTTGCAGTCGGTCTACCGGCGCATCCTGGACCGAGAGGACGTGAGCAACGCGATCAAGCTAGGTACTGGCCTGTACATCGAGCATCCCGTGGGCTCGACTGACTACGCCGTGCGCGAGGTGCTGTCGATCAGCTACCGCAAGATGACACCGGCAAAGTGGGCCGAGTACGTGAAGCGCGTAGCGCCCTTCGTGCAGAAGAAGGTCCTGCCGGACGTGAAGGACTGCGCCGCGCAAGACGATCTAGTCAAGATGCTTGGCAAGTGGCTGCGCGAGATCGAGCGCGAAGGCGCCGAGGAGCGCGCTGCGTGATCTGGCACAGACATGCAATTCGAGCCACTCCGGAGGAGTTGGCGCGGAACGATCTCATCCGCCAGATGCATTGCATGTGCTGCGCGCTCAAAGGCGACCTGTCCAAGAAAAAGGTTGACATCCACCACCTCAAGAGCGGCAACAAGCGCATGGGGCACCTCTACACGATCCCACTATGCCCCGCGCATCACCGCGGTCAACGCGGAGCCAAGGACGCGCAGGAACCCTACGTGCACGGAGGAATGAAGGCGTTCCGCGCGCACTGGGGATATGACGATCGGCAGCTATGGCAGAAGTTGCAGGTGATGCTCGGGATGGATGACAGCCTGCCCGTCAGCAAGATCCTACCGCGGAGAGTCGCATGATCCTGTCCCGCTCTACTCGCAATCGCATCAGCGCCCTCGCGAACTTTCTGGATCGCGTGGTCATTCGGCTGCGCAAGTTCGTGCGTGACACGACGCCGAAGCGCAAAGGTCCGCAGACCGAAGCAGAGGTTAGCCAATGAAAGTACGCATTACGCTAGACCTGTCCGACTCTGTGCGCGAGTACATCGCCCAGATGAGCGAGAACTGCAAGACCTCGTCTGAGAGGCTCGCAAAGCGCGAGTCCTGCGTGGCGTTCTTAGAAAGCCTCGTTGAGCGGATGCATCTCGACCAGATCGACTTCACCAAGCGCCTCACTGCAGCTCGGGAAGAAGTCTATTTCGGCTCTCTGACGGATAGTGACATAGGTGACGCCAATGACGCAGTGGCCTATCTGCGCGCCCAAGGGAAAACCGACGCGGGCATTCGAGCATGGCTAATCAAACAGAGGGCGCGGGCCGCAGTTCAGCACGAACGGATCGACTTGGCGCGCTGACATGACCGCAGCGAGTCTCACATTCGAGAAGATCATGGAGGCGAAGCGTCGTATTGACGCGATCGCTCCGCCCGATCGATTCTCCAATCCGCTCGGATTGCGCCCATTCATGGGGATGCCGGTCTACGAGGCGCCTGACCCACCGCCGAAGATCCAGTTGTCGAAGGAGTGCGCCGATCTCATCGGG